GACCCTGCACCCTGGGGTCAGAAGGTGGAGCCCGACCAAGACCTCGTTTTTGACTGCCGCATCTACGACGTGCTTGAGGCCCCAGGCTTCATGGCGCTCAGGTCGTGGCGTATTCAATGTCTTGATCTTGTTGTCATCTGTAGCTCTTGCCACCCAATAGACCGTCCTTCCTCGCAGATCCTTAGCTGGGATCAGAAGCCTCCGAGACAGGAGGGTGGTCGCTAAACTGTCCGACGCATCTCCCAAAATCGACGACAATCCGAATAGCTCCGAATGCGTGCTTGGGATGCCTCTTTGGTGGGCATACGTCAAAGCCTCGCCTTGCAATCCCTGTATTGTCCCAGGTGGTAAGGGTGCTTCGGGCAACGCCCCTCTACGGTCGGCTTGAACGTCCAAAGGCTGGATTGTCGCGCTCAGACTCAAGACACCGGTAGACAGTTGATCTTCCGCCTCTCGGAGTCCGATTCCGAGCACAGCCGCAGCGAGCCTTGCTGGCTGCCATCCCGCAAATCCGCACGTCCAGCACTGAAACGCCGCCTTGGTCACGTTGACCGCCAACTTCGGGCGTCCGCAAACGGGGCAATCACAAATCCACTCGGCACCCTGCTGAGAATCTACTGACATATGCGTGCTGACCCACTCCTGGAAATCAACCTGACCCGTATGTGACGACAATCGCCTCGACTTTCTCATGCGCCTGCCGGTGGGGGCGGTGGCGGCTCCTCGCGCACCGTCAGATCGCTGAAAGCGCCTTTTGTGTAGGCTGTTCGGACGCGGACGAGACAGCCATCTTCCGCGTCTCTGTATTTCCCCAAGAACACGCGAGCCAGCGCATGCTCTTTCTCCTGCTCTGTCCGATTCAGCGAAATGATAATGTCGCTGACCCTCACCTTCTCGTAACAGTCAGCCACGTCGCGTGGCCTAAGAACATGCTCACGCTTGTCAGCCCCCTTGTCTGGACGCTGCGCCTGAGTGGGCGAACACACTGCATAACCTTGGTGCCCTCGAAACTCCACGCGTTCCGACAATGCCTTTAGTTGGCGAAAAGCCACCTTCTGCCGCATGTATTCGGATTCGCCTTCGAGTCCGGCCCACATCAGATCCCCGTAATCGACGACAATCAGGTCTGGAACCCATCCATAGGCGGATCTAAGCTCCTTCAACTCAGCCAACAGATCCTCGTAGGTGGCTCGCCATGAATCAAGATCGCCAAACCCACGGACCACCAGATTCCGCTTCAGCAGCCGGTACTCACGCTGCATCGCGCTCATGACCTCAGCACTTATAGACCCGCCCTTCACGTCTGAGTACAGCAGATCAGCGAACCGGCTCTCATAGCGGTCTTCAGTCTTCTTCCTACCGCCCTCCAGAACGAAGTGGAGGCACTTCTTGCGCCGCCTCGCCACTGTAAACCCGCGCTGGACGCACCAAAAGGTCTTGCCTACGCCTGAATAGGCCATGACGACCTCAAGCTCTCCTGCCGACAATCCACCGTTCATGGCCATGTCAATCCGGTTGATCCCAATAGGGTGGCCAGACCCGCCAGAACCAACCGATTGTCGTCTGAATTGCCGTTCAGCAAACTCCTCGAAAAACCATCCCCGATCCGCAGCTTCGAGTCGAATCGTTGACATTTCTTCAATTCGCTTCATCATAAGCTGCATTGCAGCGTCAGAATCGCCATTATTCCAAGCATCCCTCGCCTCGTTGAAACCCATCAGAAAGGTCTGCCGACGAGACCACTCGACAATGCTGTTCCTGACGTATTCATTGTCCCGCAGATCTACACCAGACTCCACGATCTGAACCGCTCCAACTCTCGCAGGATCTACATTGTCCAGACGGCGAAGCTCTGTTTGCAATTTCAGCATCGAAGGATTGTCGTCGTTGGAAATCACCTGCCAGCCCCACAGGCTCGCCGGGTCAGTCCAGCCCAACTGGTCAGCAGCGCAAAACCGCTGCACCAGCGCCTTCAGGCCAGGATCATCCACCATTGCGCGGACCAGTCGGCGCTGGAACTCCGGCCCAAATTCATCTGCACCCCGCATGCTGCTCCCGCCTTTTGACCGCTTCTGGCAGCAGTTCACGACAATCTCTGGAGAGCGGACAAGTCTGGCACCACCGGCTGTCTGGGTGCCAACCACCTGTGAACGTAGCGGCAGATCCCAAACAAACTTCTGGCGTCTGTGCAAATGTTGCTTTCGCAGACTCCCCAAGGACAGTCAACTCCGTGAGACTGCTGGTATCTGCCTGCACTCGCTGCTGATCGTCGCGTTCTTGGTCGCGCTGACCTTGCTGCCCTGCCATCCAGCCGTCGTAATGGGCTAAAAACCTCTCCGTGACCTTGATCAGATCTCGAATTGGAATCCTACGGCTCCACTTGATCGCGTCGTGCCGGGCAAGAATGAAATGCTTTGGGCTGATCTCACGCTCACTACACCAAGCGGAAAACCGGTGCGCGGCCTCAAGCATGTTCCGAGAGTGCGGAATCGGGTAAGTCCCTCGCTTTCCGCACAATCGCGCTGTGAGCCGGTTGTAAAGCGTAATTACGGTGTGCGGCTTCACTCGGCACCAGTGAGGCTGCTGTGCAGAACATCAGCGTCGATCACTGGATGCTCACCACCGACAAAGCCTCGCCAGTCTGCCCACTCTGGGATCGGATCTACAGCGTCTGCTTCGCACTGCTCCTCGTAGGCGGCAAGAACCTCTTGCAGCCTCGCAGCCAGCGGGCCAGCCATGCCTCTGCAAACCTGATCCACACGCAAGATCAGCCAACGATGCCCACGCCCCTTCCAAAACTGCAAAAGCCCCTCGGAAGTCAGTACCGGGATCTTTTCCCCAGAATCGCCACGCCACAGAACTTTTGTGCCTCTGGCGTCAATGACTGGAGGCTGCTCCGGCCCACGCCAGCCCACTTCATACAATTTCGTGAGAACCTCCGCGACAACTGCATCAATTCCAGCAGTTTCTACAGACCGAACGTCAAGATCGCTGGTCAGGTAGTCGAACGTCTCTTTGCTGATCCTGCGCTTCCAAGCTTGCTGCTGCATACAGCCTCCTAATTCCTCTATGCGCCTTGCTTGCCAATCGTCCGATTGTCGTAAAGCCAGCTTGCAAACTCGTTAGGCTCCACCACCGCCGCGTCAAAAGCTGACTCCATCCGATAGTGCTGCAACCGCCTCGCGGCGTGCTTCGACAGGATCGGGTGCTGAGTGTCTGCCGCATCCACAATAATCGCCGCAGACTTGCCCACATTTGCCGTGAGAGCGCGGAAGTAGTCTTGAACGACTTTCACCTTGCTCTGGCCCCCAGACGCGTACACAACGGCATCTGCGGCGGGCACGTCGCGCCCCTCGCCAATGACTGACGTTCCAACTACAGCTTTCACTGGATTATTCACATCAGCGAGCGCCTTCAGCATGGCATCAACATTGTCGTTGTCGCGGCCATCGACGGCTACAGACCCTCGGATCATTGACGACAATGTTTGAGCGTGGCCAATCTCCTTGGTCAACACCAAAACCCGCCTACCGTCCTCAACCAAGCGATTCGCTGCCATAGCAAGAACTTCGTTTCTATGATCATTGTCTACGACGCCCTCCCGATAGACCTCGTAGCCGCTGCCTTCGACTGTCCCCCGGATCCTGAGCATCGCGATCTTGGCTGGAACGAGCCTGCCGAGATCTACCATGTCACCAACAGATCGCGTGTAGATCGCCCGCCCAAGTACGCCAGACATTTCCATGTCTTTGCCGTCAGCCCGGAAATGCGTGCCTGTCAGGCCAAGACGCCAGTATGCGCCAACTGCCGCATGAGACACTGCTTGCCAAGTTTTGGCCGAACTGTGATGGAATTCATCAATGACGAGCAAATGCCTATTGTGCAGATTTGGGAGCTTCACCGCTGTTCGAGGCGTGGCAACCCAGACGTGAGCTTTTAGGATCTCGCGGTGTTTCTTTGCCGAAGACGACAATCCTCCATGTAGAGCGATTGTCGTCAATGTCGGAAGCAACTCGCTGAACACCGCCTGAGTCTGGTTCACGATCCCGACAGTCGGGGCAAGATACAGGGTCGGGAGCCCAAGACGAGCGATCACACCTGCTGCTATTCGCGTCTTCCCACTGCGTGGCGGCAAGTTCACTACGCCCCTGCTCTCCCCCAAGAACGCCTCTACAGCTTCCTTCTGGTAATCGAACAGATCGATCTCTGGCGCTGGAATGCCCGCAGGGGGCTTGCTTCTGGCGTCATCGACTGTGTAGTCGTGGATTTCGGCCCGAAGAGTTAGAGCCCGCTCTACATGGCGAAGAAGCCCTGTTGGGAACTTCCCGCTACCCTCAACCATTCGTACCCAGCCGTCCCAGACGCCGCGCTGCCGGAGGGTAGACTCGAATTGCGACCGGGTCAGCGTTTCCGGAGTCACCCCATGCTCTGCAAGCTTCTCAAGCATTCCGCTATCAGCCCACATGCGCTCAAGATCCCGGCCATAGCGCTTTCGTGCCGAAAAGAACCCTTTGATTAGCTTTTGAGCCTCGATAGGCGGCATAAGCCTTGATCGATAAGCAACATGGTGCCGCACGGTTTTCAGGGTTTGGCGGTCGGTTTCAAGGTGAGAGAAGATGTTGTTGACTACAATCTTCGTCACGACGCGACCACCGGGCTCAGGAGGGTATACAGGTTTACCACGCGGTAGCGGTTGAATTCCTTCTTTCCAACGTGGATAAACCCACCATCTTGAAGGCTCCGCAGCGATCTAAAGACAGTAGACCTTGAAAATCCAGTAATCCCGGCGAGCTTCGACACCTTTGGCCACGCCTGCCGACTCTCGTAGCCGACAAACGGCAAAAGCGCGTAATACACGCAGCGTGCGTGGGGTGTGAGATCACGAAAGGCGTCAGAATCGACGTGATCTTGGTAGACCACCCCGAACTGACGCCTTCGCTCGTCAGTGACAACAAATTCAGCATCTTCCCGCTCCACGCAAACCTCCTGCTTTGGATATGCGCGTAGCGCTGGAAACGTCCTATTGTCGTCTACTCAGAAGCCTCCTCAGCTTCCTCACTCCCTTCTTCATCAGCAGGAGCCTCTTCGGCATCCTCTGCGGGAGCTTCATCGGCAGCGGCTTCCTCTGCGGCAGCAGGGGCCTCCTCAGCCTCTTCTGGATCACAGTCACAGCAAGCACCGACAAACAGTGCCAGCGCCGGAAGTAGGATCCAAGGTCGAATAGTCATGATGCGTCTCCATCGTCCTGGGGGTATCCCTGGGACAGTGGGCGCACAGTATCCATCCCCATCAGACCAAGCAACATAGCTTGCACAGTCCAGAAGGTTTGATCATCAAGCTCAATGCCGAACTGCATGGCAGCCTCGCGAAGAGCGGCGACAATCGCTGCAACAGCGACAATCCTCAAACGGGTTGAATTCAATCGAGACATACATCCTCCTATGCCAGAAGCTGGCCCTCTAAAGTATCCTGCCACCGGCAAGCTCGACCCATGCCCCCACAAAATATGGACTATGTCCGCTGGAACCATCCCCTTCGAGCTTGATCCCCAAAGCCCACTCTTCCAATCCTCCGATCTGCCAGTCTGCGGTAGGCTCTGCCGTGAGATCCCAGGTCCAGATCTGCGGAGCGGCACCAGTCGAAACGTCAGTGGTCAGATCTCCAGTGCCGGTTGCGTTGTCAGACAGCGATTCTACCTTAACCGACGACCAATCGCCGTCTACGGCACTCCCCATATTCCGCTTTACTGCCCGCAAGCGGGCGGCAGAAGCGTTTGTTGCGGAATATGAAGGATTGCGGAAAAAGAACCAGTGAATGTACCGAATTCTGCACCCGTTTGTAACTGCA